GACCCAGTGATGGTGTGGTTGTGGGACGATCCGGCCGCAGACGTCCCTGTCACGACAGTACTTGGGGGCTTTATTTCGTGCGTGTGCGAGGCTTCGTTCCCCGCTGCGAGGCTCCCAAGTCCATGGCTATGCGTTACGCTTTGGTTTCCGCTCGGCGACGTGACACTTGTAACAACCGTAAGAGTTGTGCCGGTCGACGGGTACTTGATGCTTTGCGTGCTGGACGAAACGGAATGATTGTGATTTGCGTCAGCGTTCCCGAGCGACCCAGACATTGAGTGGGTGTGACTCGAGCCAGTCCCGGAAGTGAATTGCCCTATGTCTACAGCGTACGTCCCTACGGCGTGCGTGTGAGAGGCTTCTGCTGTATTTACAAGCGTTCCGACGTCGTGACCGTGCGCTGCGATACTGTCTGCTGCTAGGGTCCCAACAACATGTGTATGGGCAGCTTCTGCTACAACTGCGTACGTTCCGACGGGGTGTGTATGTGCTAAAGAACTCGAGCCACCAGAGCCGCCACAAGTTGTGGAGCCTTGAAAGAACCTGTCATCACTGAGGTTTGGTAGGTTACGGCCTCCCGCATTCCAAATGACAGAGCCGACGACCGAACAGAGAGCGCCATCGCACACATAGAAGCCAAGAGCGTTGAGGTAGGCATTGGCTCCCGCTACGGTGTTTGCCGAACCAAGAGCAAGGGTGTACCCACCATTCACGGTGTCTGTAAAGTAACCGTTGCACCAGCCAAGAATGCCGCCTGGGGGCACGAGCCCGAAGTGGGTATGCCCTACAACAGAAAGAGTCTGGATAGCAGAACCGTCCCAGAAGCCGTACGTAGCGAGAGTGTGATTGTACCAGAAGCGTCCTTCGTCCGCGGGGGCCCAGTTCGTCGTAACGGGGTTGGTTGTATGAACACCGGGGCACATATGTTCGGTTGTTTTGACAGGCCCGTAGAACTCATTGGGACCCGAACCTAGCGCTCGGACAGACTGCAACGTCTCCAGATCGTACTGGTGGACGATTGCTTCTGTCTCGAGGCGCATGGGTTACACCTTGGGTTTCTTCTTGAAGATACTGAACAGGCTAATAAGAACCTGGATTACCTTCACGATCTTCTCCAGGATCTTCTCGATCGGTTCTCGTAGATTCATGTGTCCTCCTTAAGCGCCGTAACCTTTACCCCACACGACTTGAACGGTCGCGTCCTTGGCGGCGTCTTTGTTCTGGATCGAGAGCAACCGGATCTTTTTGTACCCGGTAACGTCCAGTTGAACAGACTCGTTGACAGGTGTTGCGCCTATCATAGTGAGAGTGAGGGTTTTGATACCAATAGTATCGAAGTTGATACCGTCGACGGACCCCACGAAAATGAAGTCCACGTCTCCGTTCGCGGCGGCTTCTCCAGTGATCTGGCCTTGTAGAACAACCATTTCTACGTCCCAGACGGGAAGGTCCCGAGACGTGAAGCCCGTTCCGTGAACAACGGTTGTTGCCTGTGCGATTGTTAGCGGACCGGCCGGAATCATGGGGCCGGATGAATGATTACCACTCATAGTTGCCTCCTGAACACGGAGAGGGGCCTCGTAGGAGGCCCGTTCCGTTAATCGATTCTGACCGCCATGATGTAGACGATACCGGTGTCAGCGGCGTCGCTACTGATCAGACGAAGTGTGGCGTTCGCAGCAAGCTCATGTTTGCTGTCGTCAATTGCAGTCGCACGAGAGACGATCGTGTCTGCTCCATAAGCCACGGTTGTGGTGATGTCGTTTGTCCCGTTGTCGAGTTTCCAGTTGCCCGCGCACGCCTTCGTAGCGACGGCCCATGCGTTAATGATGCGGAGCTTGTAGGGGCAGTTCGCGTTGAAGATAACGTGCGTCGCGGCTCCTGGGTTTACGGCCATGATAACGAAGGGAACAGCTAGGATAGCTGTTGCGGGAGTGACGGGGTCGAGCTCTTTGGCGTTGACGTTAGTGACAACGTTACCCGTACCTAGGCAGTCGAGCGTCTTGTTGGTGAAGACGTCCGTAGTCGCTTTACCGACAAGAGTGGTCGTAGCGTCGGGGAACGTAATCCCACGGTCATCCGTGTGGTCAAAGATCAGTGTGGTGTGCTTTGCGGTTGTCGCCCCACTCAACTGAATATGAAGGTGCTTTGCAGCGTCTGCGTTGTCGCCGAAGAGGCACGTGGACTTGAGTGTCTTGGTCTCGAGGGTCTGCGCACCGTCTAAGAGGCACACCGTTCCTGCAGCGTCCGGGAACGTGTACACCCGGTCGAGCGTGTGAATGAACGTGAGTGTAGCCGTCTTCGTAGCCGTTGCGCCTGAAGCGCTAACGGCAACCATTTTGGTCGGAGCGGCTGTGTCCCCGAAGTAGCAAGACGTCTTGAGGATCTTGGTGCCGAGTGTCTGGAGAGCAGCTGCGAACACGAACGAGTCCGTACCGAGGGGATCGTCGATGTCAAGGTGACGAGCTGCGGCTGGTGAATTGGAGTGAAGGGTGTAGTCGAACCCACCGCACTCGATGACTGTGGTCTGGGCAAGGATGGAGGCGGTCCCGACCGAAGGAGTATCCCACATAGGATTCGCCCCGGCGCCCTGGCTCTTGAGGAACGTACCAGCCGCACCAGTTGTGAGCTTGGTCCAAGCGGTACCGGACCAGTAGGCAACGTCTCCCTGGGCCCCGCCTGCGTTCAGGATAGCCGTGAGGGGAATGTTCGAGAGGGTATTCGTGGCGCCCGAGATCGTTTTGTTTGTGAACGCTTGAGCAGCAGCGAGGAACGCAAAGATGTCGGTCCCGAGCGGATCCGGAATGCTAATAGCACGAGCGGCTGCTGGGTTGTCCCAAGTAAGGGTGTAGTTGGCAGTTGTTTGCTTCAGGACGAGGGACGTCTGGAAGTACCCGGTGCGCCATGCTTTTGCTGCGGAGCCGAGGTCGTCGGTGTTGGTGGTGTCGGAGATGAGAGACGTGTTGATTGCGACTGCGGCCAGGTTGCTCAGCGCTGTGGTGGCACCGGATGCGGCGCCGATTACTGTACCGTCGACGTCGTAGTTTGTGGGTCTGGATCCGATCAGGATGCGGAAGTCCCCAACATGGTCCGGCCAGATACAGGCCTCGGCCAGGGCCGTTCCGCTCACGCAGTAGTCGAAAACTTGCATACCAGGATTTGCGCCCGGTTTGCCGCGGATGTGGTGAATGCCGGAGTAGGTACGGCCGTCACCGCAATGGCTTTCGCCGTAGTGAGTTGACATGTGTTTCTCCTAATAGTTCGGGGTCAGCTCCGAGGCGGAAAAGAAACACGTTCGTCTCTTCTCCGCCTCGGAGTCGTTCCCCGTTGGGCTTAGATTCCGGGAGATCCGTACGTTCCCCACCAGTGAGTGACACCGGTAGAGAGACGGAACCGGGTTAGGTAACGGGCGTTACCCGTGGCTTGATCGTCGAAGCCACGGAACGACGGTTTGATGCGCCAGAACAGCTTCATGTAGTGTTCGGCTGTGGTGGAGAGAAGACCCCACGCGTCCGGGTCGGTGGTGTAATGGAGGATCATCTTCTGGAGTTCCCACTCGCGGATCGCGTTGATGTCGTTGTCCGAGGTGCCAGGCATCTTCTCGGTACCGAGGGTCTTGACCATGATTTCACGGTTGAGCGGGCTACCGAAGATCCACTTCGGCTTGAGGAGTAGCGGGAAGCCGTTGTCATCGGTCCACTGCTCCCACGTGAGTAAAGCGTCCGACAGAGAGGTGATGTCGAAGTCCACATCGATAGCCGCCCTGTTCGAAACGGTCCCGCCGGCCTTAAGCTGGGGATGGTCGGTCGCAAAGAGAGCTTTGCCGTCGATGCCTGGGAAGGAGGCGCTGAACCCGTTGTTTAGGACAGATGCGGCGAGCGTGTCGATGGTCTGCTTGACTGCGATGGCTAGGGCCCGAGGAGCTTTCTTCAGGATGCCGTAGAGCTCGTCCTCGTTTGCTTCCTCGGTGACTTCGAATCCCAGGACGTATGTTTTGTGAATGTACGCCTTTTTCTCTGACATCTTCATGACGTCATAGACCGGCGTAGCACCTTCTGCTTTCTCCGGAACGAGGCCGAAGCCTGCGACAACGAGGTCCTCTTCCTTGTAACGGTCGGAGGTTTCGATGTTGAGGTACTTGGTGTACTCTTCCGGATAGGCTCCGTACGTAAGAAGGTATTCCTTGTTTAGGCCCGGGTACAGGAGGTGTGAGAAGCCTGCGCGTTGCATTGGAGTAGGCATTATGCAATCTCCCTATAGGCGGGGAGCATAGACACGAGCACACGCCCGTGTTGCGTCCCTACCGGGTCCAGGAACTTGTGAATCCGAACACGGGTAGCGGTGACGTCGGACTTGTCCACGAACCAGAGATGGCTCGCGACGTCGATACCGTAGAGCTTACCGTGGTCGGCAGCTTCGATTGAGTCCGTTCCCGCATCGACGCACATCTCGATGAGTACGTCTTCGGTGAACGGGGTAACGGACACGTTGTAGAGGCCGGCGGTCGTATTGTGCCCTGCTTCTCGGACCATTCCAAGAACTTGGGCCGGATCGGTCGAGCAGACGGTAATGTACCCGGCCACTCGATATACGAACTCACCGGCGATGAATGATTGGGATGCCGCTTCTGGGAAGTCGTCCAAGGGACACACGCCCCCTGATAACGTCCTCGCGATACTTGCGGCTCGTAAGGCGCTCATTGGTTACTCCTCTTTTTCTTCTCCTACGATGGGCTTAATCAGTTTGAAGTTGGGGCCCAGTTCGCGTTGGAGGTTTTCGATGTTTTGGAAGTGCGCCCGTTGTATTGACGCCACACGCCGTTCCCCCTTTTCATCGAGGGCCTTTTGCAGTCTGTCGGCGTTTTCTTGAGTCATCTGGGCAAGAGCCATACCACCACAACGGACCGTTCCGTCAGCAACATGTGCGTGCTTCTCGAGGGGTGTCCCTTTTATAGAGGGGTCCCCGGGGGTAACGAAGTCGTATCCGTCGAGTTTCTTTCTGTCGACATTGGTTGGGTCGAGTCGAACAAGCCGGTAGTGTTTACCGGTCTGGGGTTTCATGTGAGAGAGAAAAGCTTTGATGAAGCTCATGTGTTTACTCCCATTGTTGGGTCGCTCGGGTTCTCGTACTTTGTGTACTCGGCCTCGGACATCCCAAGGGCTTTCATAATCTTTTTCTGGTGTTCGTTGTACTCCGGAGCAGCTGGTACCGGAGCTGTAATACCCAGAGCTGGTTGTGCGGGCGTCCCTTTGGTTTTCGTTCTGGGTAAAGAGTCTGCTTTGGCAAGCCGGTACGCGAGGTCCCAACCAGTTGTGGGATCTGCTTGAACATGTGGAGGCATGTTCCTGAAGTAGACCGTGGCTTGCTCTTCAAGTTCGGGGAAGTCCTCGTACTGGTTCTTGACGAACTCCTTCATAATGGACGAGATACCGGCGTAGATAGGAGCCACGGTTGCAGCAACCATGTACTCTACTGCCCGGCGTTGTTCTGGTTCGAGGGCTTCCATGATTTCCTCAGGACTCCCAGCAAGGCCTCCTTGGATACCCGAGCGGGGTCCTGTAACTCCTTGCTGGGGTTGGGACGCAACTTGCCGAGCGGAAAACTGCTTCCACTGCTCCGTCTCCTGGAGGGCTTTGTTCAAACGTTTCTCGCCCTCGGAGACACTTGTTAAGATGTCCTTGACGTTCTTTCCTTTGAAGCGCTCAGGAAGACCTTCAAAGTCAAGGGCGGCCTCTTCTGCCCGAGGCGCTACTACACCGGGTTGTCCAGCTGGAGCCGGAGCCGGTGAAGCTCCTGGGACTACGATTGGATCAGGCATCAGATTCTCCTTCTACATTTATTTCGTGCTTGATTTCCTCAGGGAGGTCAAGCGCCGATTCCAGGATTTGGAGGGCCTTGCGGAGGCCCGGGATTTGATCCAGGGGGCATGAGTCCTTGCGCCATTCCAAGCATATTTGGTCCTTGCGCTCCAGGAGGTGCTCCTGGAGGCGGAGCCATACCGGGTTGCTGAGGAACGCTTGGAGGGCCTCCTTCGTTACCGATATTGTCTTCGCTGTCTTCGTCATCTGTTCCTCCAATCACGGGTGTGAAAGTGTCGGTATAAGCTTCAGGGGCGAGTTCACCGTGAGCCTCTAAGACCCGTTTCATTTTCTCAGCAGCCGCTCGGGCTACGTTTATAAGGGACTCACGAAGCGGTCCAGGTGTTTGTTCGTTGTTGATTAGGCCCATAACTTCAAACATTTGTTTGTAGTACTGGGCCAGGAGTTGCATGGACATAATAGCGTCTTGTTTCTCTACGTCCTTGTTCATTGCAACGTTCGAGAGGTTGCTTATGACGGACACGCAGTACTCAGGACTCGGCTCGGACGGAAGGTCCAGAAGTTTTTGGATGTACTTGCCTTTTTCGCCCATTACAACGTACGGGATTTTCCGGTCAAGGTTGTCGTGCATAGCGATGAGGTTGAAGAGCCCAAACGTGTCGAGTTCTTCCCGGATGTCCTTGATAGAGAGGTCGTTCCGGCGTTGTCCTTCTTGAATGAGGGCCATTGTCCCTGTGGCGGTTGCGCGGTTTCCAACGATCGGCGATTCACGTCCAAGAGAATAGTCACTGATACCGGAGCGCCGTTCCCCGAGCTCCCAGACCATTCGCGCGAAGGTGGGATTGAGGTTATACGATGTACCAAGAGGCTTCGGGATAAGGTCGGTCATAGGGTCATTCATGAGAAGAAGTTTGCCAGGGTAAACGTCGGTATCGGCGCGTAGGCCAACACCTTTCTTTCCTGCTAGGACTTGAAGCGTTGACAACTTAAAGTTGTCAACAAGGGTGTTGTAAAGACCCCATAAACCGTCGTCGTACGGTTTAACCATGTCGATGATACCGAGACCTGTTAAGGAGAAGTCTCGGGGACCGTACCGGAAGAGAAGGAGAGGCCACCACGGGTACGTGTCTTCCTCAATACGCATGATCTCTCGGGTTTCGGGGTGCCATGAAACGATGTAGCGACGGAAGTCCCCTTCCTTCTCGAGGTCGTATTTGATCCAAGATTCGTGCCAAGTGATACGGTTGTTGAGATTAGGAGTTTCACCCGCACGTGCTTGGTCAGTAGCTTCTTCTTCGGGTTGCAAGGTTTCGGACCGAAGTACTTTGTCGGAGACGTCGTAGTACTTCTTATATTTTTCTTGGCGGGCCATCTCGGGGGTCCACACAATGCGACGTGACCACCAAGGCATGTCTTCGAGTTCATCGAAACCGCCCGGCCAGTACAACGTCTTGACCGAGACGGCCCGCATCTTAATGCCTTCCATACGTTCTGTGACCTTCCGTTTGAAGAGGATCCCTTTAACTGTCCGTTCTCGGGACTGGGTGGTCCACGGAGTTATTACGGCACCAAGACCCAGGCGAATACTTTCAAAGAGACCTTTGCGGAGGGCCTTGAAATAGTTCATGAATGTTTCGGCTTGGAAGTCGCAGTACTCAGAGAGGGCCTTGGCACAACGGTCCCATCCGAGATTACGCATAGGCTTGAATGTCCAGGTAGGTTTAAAGGCCATAATTGTGTTAAGGAAGCGGGCGTGCACACAGTCCGTGAATGTCGCTCCCATTAGAATGGGAAAGTTGGACATCCATGACTTAAGGCGGGGTTTTGTGACCCCATAGTAACAGTCGTCGGACACTTTCCATTTTTTGGAGAGAGGGTCATGAACGTCACGTGTAGCTTCCTTGAGTTCGTTTTCAAGGTAGTCCAGGAGCTTCTTTTTCTGGGTGTCTGTGATCTTGATTGTGTCAGCCATTTACATCCCCACTAAGCTCTGTAAAGAATTGTAATAACGTTCGTCCTGGGCTTGTTCCTCAGCACTCATAACATCGTCTTCCGGAGGAGCCATGAGTGTACAGGCCCATGTCCAAGCGTCTAAGAGGTCAGAGGTAAGACCGTTGGGGAAAGCGTCGAACTCCTCTTTGAACTCGACGTGGGACCGATGGATAAAGGCGTTACCGTCCCGGAAGAACTGTAAGCCGCTCCGGATCCGAGCGGGTTTAGACTTCTTGGAGTCTTTCTCACAAAGGACAATGTTTGGTCTGTCAGACAAGTCTTTCCAAATAACGGGAGCTAGGATGGCCAGGGATTTTTGGTATCCGTACCCCTCGACACCCATCTGTAGGGGATGCCATTGTTGGTGGAGACGGAGCATCTCTGCAACAAGCTCGCCCGGGTCAGAACGCTTGGCGTAGTAGTCAAGAAGAACCCGGTGACCATAAGAATCTACACCCGCAATGACGATGGCGTTCTTGGATGTCATTTTCTCAGCCGGAGTAGTGGCGATCGAGTGTCGAGGATCGACTCCCGCGTAAATGTTTAGTTTACCGAACGGAATGATTGTACCGTCAGGAAGTTTAAGTCCGTCCGTAACTTTTGTGTACTCTTGCCGGTGCTCCGGTTTGAACTCGGTAGTTTGAGGGTCGGTCGGGTTGTTCATAAATTGGGTAGCGAACGTATACGGGTCAGACGCTTGCTTCCGTAACAACCACTCAAGGGAGTAACACTCAGGAAATATAGGGACCCCGTTCTCGATGGCTTGTCGGTAGTAGATCCGGTACTCGGGATGTTTATTCCGGATGTAGTGGAACATGTCGATAACGGACCAACAGTTCATGACGAGAATGATTGTTCGTTCGTGAATGGGTGGTCGTAGGAGACCTTCGCGTTGTTCAAAGCGCTTACACACTTCCATCATAAGTTCGGGGTTGAAAGCTGTGTTCTCATCGTTAATGTCGTCCATGACCATGTAGTCGAAGTGTCGCATGGTCACAGCGGTATCCCAACCAGCAGGTTCCCACGTAGCCTCGGGCCAATCGATAGTGCGGGGAAGACACACTTCGTTCTTGTTCCATCGGGTAGAGTGTTCAGGACAGAGTTCTGGAAAGAGTTGGCGGAGGAACGTTGTTTGTTCCCAATGTGTTTTGATGCGTCCTACAATTTTCTGGGCGTTTGTGGCGGTGTTCGAAACGATAAGCCCAGTTTCGTTTGGATCACGGATGCCCCGCCAGATTGGGTAGCTAATAGAGGCGATAGTGGTTTTGTAGTGATCACGTGGGACGATCATGGCAAAGCGTTTGTACTGCCCAGCCTGTTCCATGGCGAGACACATTTCGTAGTGAAGGTGCGGAGTTAAACGGTTGTAACCGAGGAGACCGTTAGCCAGGAAGAACAAGGAGTCTTTAGCCCTATTTCGCAGGGCTGCTGATAGACCCTTGATTGGTGTTGGTTGGAGAAGCGTGCTTTCCAATTTCTACCTTTTGAGCTTCCATGGCTAGCCCTTCAGGAGTACGAGAGCCTAGGGCCAGGCGCCCTTGTTCCTCGCGCTTGAGGGCAGAGGTAAGAACTTCAGCGGTAATGGGGTCGATGTGGATCTCGGTAGTGGCTTCGACTTTCTGGACCTTAGAGTAACCGGCACGGTCTAGAAAGTCCATTGATATGTGGGCGACAAGGGTTTCGGACGCGGCAGTCTGTTGCAGTTGGAGAAGGCGGTCGAAGGAGCCAACGGCCGCCTTCTCCATTTCTGCTCGGAGGTTTCGTCCTTCACCCTCTATAAGGCGATCGGCTTCGGCGAACTTCTGGGTTGAGAGGTTGTTGAGAAGGTTTTTGAAGTCGTCCCGTCGGAGTGTGCGTTCGATGAGTGGGATGGGTAAGGCCATTGCTTGGGAGATCTCAGCTACGTCTTGGTGCAGCAGTAGACGGCGAGCTATCTCTTGGTATAAGAGGTTGTATTCGGCTCGGTGTAGACGCATGTAGATCTTGTCTTGGTGCTTCTTAGCACTGTGGCTTCTATTTACAATATACGGATTTTAGAGGGGGAAAGCACGGATGCATCATACAAAAGGACTTTGCTAGGCGGATGTGGATTTTTGGGTAATTTGGTGAGGGTCGTATGGAGAGGTCTGCGCGTAAACTGACATGGGGGTAGGGGGTATATCCTATTATTCGTATCAACTTGATACAATTACGTCATTTGCGAAGTAATGGAGGTTCAAATCTAAACCAACCAATCCACTAAGTAAGGTAAAGAGTGGATACCT